TTTACCTTGTCTTGACATTGCTTTTCGTCTGCCAGTATTCAGGGTAGGCTTCACTAAGTCGAAGATAGCAGCGGGAACACCCTCTAATTCTGGTTCCACTTCATCGAGCGCATAACCGCATATTGCAAGAAGTACTGTGGCTTGATCCTTTGCTCCAAGCTTACGGATCGCCTCATAATAACTACGATAAAATGTAAATTGTCCCCTAGGTTCCGACATAACTAAATCTCCACGATTTGAATACCGTGTTGGTACAGCATCAGCTTTCGTTTAATCACGTACTTAGCATAGGCCGGGGACTGCGGATTTCTGTATCCCTTCACGTCCTCCACAATCAACCTGTCATGCGGATAATCGTGAATCATATAGGCAAAGTCTGCTATGTAGTCAAGCGAACGCTCCACGCATTTCCCGTCTTTATATTGCGCCGGAAGCAGGTTGAACTTTACCTGCCGTCTCAGGTCCGATATTGTACCGGCCTTTTCCAGCAGCTCCAGCTCCGCGTACCTGTTCATTTCCTTAATCGAATCAAACGATTCGCCCTTGTAGACTACCTTCTTGTTGAAATACTTCGGGGTTTTCTTCGGCTTCGGGACCTTCGGCCTGACTTTTGATCTTGACATAACACGTCCTCCTAATCGTCATTGTATTTTAGTGATATTGCAAGATAAAGCTCGCAGTAACGATAATCGCACTTGCAGTAGTTATCCATGTGCCACAACTTTGCGCTTTTGCTGCGGAAGGACAGTGACAGCTTGCAATTGTTTGAAATACCCTCGCAGCATATTTCCCTTGTGTCGTCCTCCTTGTAAAAAGGACATTTTACATCAACAGATTGCCAGCTTGTCACTGTCCGCCCTCCTTAGGCTTAACCTTCCGTAACCTCGCCGGTTGCATCGTCCACCGTATAATCCGCATAGATCGTCTGGTCAGGCTGTGCGAACATATCTTCGGAAAGCTCCGTCTTAATGGTTTCATCCTGAGATAATCCGCGCACAAAATCACTGTGCAGCGGCGCATATTTAAGCGCCCGCTTGAGGACTGTTTTCTTTGCCATTTCCTCAAAGTTGGTCTGCCACGGACCGTTTGCATAGGCTTTGCTGTATCGCTTCGCGTGCGCTCTTACATCCTCCATACTCATGACTTCAAAGCCGTAGCCGCCGTCTTTTGTCTGGAACATGGCCCATACGGAAACGGCTTCACCGCGCTCTCCCGTCAGGTTCGGCTTAAAGGTCAATTCATTGTTCGTTCCATACTCAACCTCGAACACGTCGTTTTCATGAACGACCTGCGCCTGAATGGTTTTGATCTGGCCGGAACGATACGCCAGGTCGATAATTCCCTTGTAGCCAACTTGAAATTGAACCTCGTCTACCCCGTGATTACGATAAGGGATTAAATAGGCTTGTCCAAGCGGGGTATTGGGCTCTAAGCCAAGCTGTGCCGCCGCCATCATGGCGCCGAGGAAGCTCTTTGGCGTGCAGGCTCCAAGTTTCGGATTGGTGGAAAGCGCTGTCAAAACCATGCGTGTAAACCGTTCCGGCGTGATGATGGAGGGTAATGCTTTTTTGATTTCCGGCTCCATAGCCTTTATGTAGTCTTGCAGGGTCTTGGATTCTTTCTTCGCGACATTCTTCTGTGCGGCTGTCTGAATCAAATCCATGGTGACGCTCCTTTCTTTACTTTGCGCCGCTTACGCGGAAAACCCGGCTGCGGCTTGTTTTATAAAACGGGGTTAGATCAATGCCGGGGTTGGCCGCCTGGAACCGTTTTACGTCGAAGGTACTGCGCTCCTGATTCTTCCATGAAACGGATGCGCCGCCATACGACCCGCGTTCCGCTTCTCCCATAAACTGCTTGATATTATTTGCGGCCTCGTCCTTCATCTGCCGGGCCTCTTGCTCCCTTTTGCCGTAGAGGTCGTAAAGCTCCAAATAGTGGCTTACGGCTGCCAGATCTACCGACGTGCCGTTTGAATCTGCATAGATCGTCTGTAAAGCCTCTCCCGTCGAAGTTAAGCCGTCCAAGGCCGGGGGTGTACCCGTCGTTACATGCGACCAAAATTCGCGTTCAGCGTCCATTAGAAAGGAAATCTCCGACTCATTTCGTTCGATTTCAAATGTCTTGAACTCTTTGCCGAGGATTAGAACGGCAAGATACCATTTGTCGTAGCCGGTTACGGCAAGGTAATGCATACATTGACAATAATAGTTAGCCGGGTACTCGCCGTTTGCAAATTTCTTGAGGTTCAGTACAGAGGTTGTCTTGCATTCAAGCCCGGCACGCTCCCCAATCACCATACGGTCAACGTTTGCATGGGCAAAGGGATATTCGCTGTTGCGCAGGATTGCATTTTCCCGGCGCACTTTTTTCGGCGTTCCTTCCTCTTCCATCTTTATCATGAAGCGTTGCGCGACGTAATCCTCCAAGTCGGTCCCAAGACGGACAGCTTCGATACCGCTAATATCTTCCGGGACAATGCGGCCGGTTTTCTCGGCCCACAGCATGTAGGCGCTCTTATATGGGTTCATCCCAATAACAGATGCGGCGTCAGACCCGCCGAGGCTCTTTTGACGTTCCTGTTCCCAGTCCTCCCGGCTCATGCCGAGAGTTGGTGTTTTTGAAATCATACAATTGCCCTCCTTTATTTGTAATGTAGTAATGATCTGGTTTTTTCGATGGGGAAGCCTAAGTAGTTGCAAAGCTTTAAAAGCTCGCCTATCTGAAATTCCTCGGGATTGTTGATTCTCCGGTAAAACGTCCCTCTTGAGGTTCCCATTACTTTCCCTGCTTCGTCCGCGCTGACGCGTTGGATATCCATTTCTCCAGTCAGCTCTTTCAAAAGCGTTTCATATTTGCGCTTCTGAACGTTTTCTACTCTTTTGCGCCGCACGGTAACACCTCCTTTCTTCCCCCGCCGCGCCTCTGGCGCGGCTTATTTTTCATCACCTACGCAAAGCAACTCATCAATCGTGCAGCCAAGAATCGCCGCGAGCTGCGGCAGCTTGTCCGCGCGGGGTAAGGACTTCCCGGTTTCCCACATTGCTACAGTAGAACGGTCAATGTTCATCATTGCCGCTAAATCTTCTTGGCGAAGGTTTTGTTTCTCGCGTAGTGATTTAACTTGAATCATTTTTTCACCTCCAATTCTGAATCATATTCACATTATAGCGAATATTGTTCACGTTGTCAAGATATATTCTGAAAGTTTTTCACAGTTGTTGAAAAAGTGATATAATTTCACTATACTGTTTTCAAAGGAGTGTGAATTATGTTCTCATACAGGTTAAAGGAGTTGAGAAAGAAAAAAGGCCTAACACAAGAACAGCTAGCAAAGGTTCTAGGTGTTGAACGCTCAAGTATTGGAAAATACGAAGGAAAAGCGGGCGTGATCCCCTCTCCTGGAGTTTTGCAAGATATAGCAGCTTATTTTGGAGTAACAGTAGATTATTTATTAGGCCGAGAAGAACAAAAAAAGGACCCCGCCACTGAATACAGCGACGAGGTCAAGAAAATTTATGAGCTTTTAAGTCAACTTAATTTGGAGAATCAGGAGAAGCTTCTTGAACTTGCGATAATGTATGTAGAGAATCAAAACAAGAACAAAGGTAAGAAATAAATTCTTTTTTGTCCTCCACATCTTCTAGGAGGGCTAGTAGTCTTTGCGAAATTTCCGTGTCTACAATGTGATTCCACGCCAGATCACTTCCTTTTGAGTTGTTTTATGGTTTTATTATTAACTTATTTTCGCCTTTTGTCAACACTTTCACAACAGAATTCCCCATACGGGGAATTTATTTTAAATCTGATTCAAAAAGGTCTGTTATTTTAACGCCGAGGGCTTTTGCGATCTTCTCCAATTGGTTTATTGTAGGGCTTCTAATGCCATTTTCGTACCGATACATAGCGGACTTGGATAACCCGCATTTTTTGGCGAGTGCCTTACCAGACAAGCCTATCCGGCTGCGTGCTTCATATATCAAGAGTTTCATACAAAGGAAATTATACTGCGTGCTCTTATTCGTTTCTACAAGTAAATTATGTAAATTCGACAGCTTGCGACAAATGCAATTGATGGAAATGAGGAATGTAAGATGTTTAAGTTGAAGGAGAAACTACTAAGTGCATTAGGTACAGCCGGAATTATAGTATATTATCTCATTAAACTTTTCGTCGCAATACTGCCTCTCTTTATGATTTATCAGCCGCTTTGGATAGATTTGATTATCATGTTGGCGGCAACGCTCATTCCATTTGGGACGTTTGCCCTTTGGATATGGGGCCTAGTCTGTGCGATCATGGGCAAACAAGATGTTTTTGCAATCATTTACTATGTTGTGACAGCCGTAATATTCAGTCCGTTTCTTTTTTCTATGCTTTCTTATATACCGGCCTTATTTCACAAAAAACCTCGTTCGAGACAGTCCCGGAAATTTAAACCGGCGAATCATGACAGTGATGTTCCAGTAGAAGTAGAAAATAGTTTTGATTCGAATTATCAACAAATTAAATTAAACAAATCTAATCATTCTTGGGAAGTTGAAGAAGGTGACGATATGCCGTTTATTCACGATAACGATACGACAATAAATGATAAGACACCGCGAGTAACACCGAAAAAGAAACTCTCTGGAGTTATTACATTGTGGGTCATGGTTGTTTTGCTTGCCGCTTTATCAGGTTATTTAATGTGGTCTCTGCACAGCATCACCGAGTCATCTTCAACGCTATTAACAGAATATAATAAACTAAATTCTACATATCAAATTTTACAGGGTGATTATGCAGATTACAAAGATGAAAATGAGAAACTTGTCGCAAAAGTTGATGAGTTAAACGGTAGTTTGTCAGAGCTTACAGATGATTATTTAGACCAAAAATCGCTTTTGGAATATTTATATTTTGAAAAATCTTATTATTGGGAACTGGGCTATTCAGATGGATTTAACAATTTGGATAGCCAAATGTTAGGTGCAGAATATGAAGAGGGCCATATAAGTGGTAGATATGACAAGATTCGTAGTATAAACGATATTAATTATGTAAAAACAAACCCTTATGAAGGAAATACACATAGACCTAAAAACGGTGATTCCTTTGTTTTTCCTGATTATTTCGGAGATGCCGAGTTGATTATAAATAATAAAACTGCTCTTGATATGTGCGTTTTTATTGAGTATTTAGGTTCAACTGTTAAATCAACAATTGACAGATCGCCTATTCCAGAAGTAGAAATTTCTGACGCTAATATTTATTTTTATCTTCGTTCGGGCGAGTCTGTTTCAGAGATGATGCCTGTTGGCACTTATAAACTGTATTACGCATGTGGCGAAACGTGGCATAACCCTGTCGATCATTTTGGAAGTCGCACGACATATTATGCGCTGGATGATAACATCCTGTTTTATGTAAATGATGATTATCCGAATGGTAATCAAACGGCAATCAGCTTAAAATATGACCAGAATTTGCAAATTGATTACGATAAGTTTCCGTCTGATTTTTTCTATTCTAATTAAAGGTGATTACTATGAAAGTCCCGAAGCCCCGTAAGCTATCGTCCGGTAATTGGTTTATCTATATGCGGCTCGGCGGCGAGGGGGTCAGCATTACCGAGACGACAGAAAAGAAGTGCATCCGCGCTGCGCAGGTTGTAAAAGCTGAATATCTGGCCGGAAAAAAAGCTGATAGACAAAAAGAAAAAAAGCTTTTACGAGATGCATGTACTGAATATATCGAACAGTATAGATCCCGTCTTTCCCCGACGACAATACAAGGCTATGAAAAAATTCGCGATAATAATTTACAAGGCATTATGGATAAGGATATCTATGTGTTATCGGCTAAAGATGTAGATGACGCTGTAGCAGAAGAATGCAAAAAGCCTGGCAGAACAGCGGATAGTGTGTTATCTCCAAAAACGGTTAGAAATATTTGCGGTTTTGTATTTCCAATTATCCGAAAGTACAACCCGGATGCCGTTGAGGGAATCAGGCTCCCGGAAATTAAAAAAATCCCGGCGCGTATTTTACGACCGGAAGATGTATATTGTGCTGTACGAGGTACGGACATTGAATTGCCTTGTTTGCTGGCGATGTGGCTAACTCTGTCAATGTCAGAAATTCGAGGTTTAACAAAGTCGAAGTCACTATCCGGAAACCAATTGGCGGTAGTTGAAACTGTCGTTGATATCAACGGTAAGCCTGTACGAAAGCCGGGGGGAAAGGAAGAATACAGATCCCGCGTTCTTAATGTACCAAAGTATATTATGGATTTGGTTAACAAAGTGGAGGGGGATATTATTTGTCCGCTATCATCACAGGCGATAAATAAGCGTTTGCAGAGATTACTTATTAAAGCGGGATTGCAACCGATATCCTTTCATAAACTTAGACACATTGCGGCGTCTACTATGGTTGCAATTGGCATCCCGGACGATTATATTCTTGCGCAGGGTGGTTGGAAAACAAGTTATGTATTAAACCGGACTTATAAGCATATCTTTTCTCCAGAGCAACAGGAATATACTGATATGCTTGATGAAAAATTCGCAGAAATAATTAAAAACGTAAACTAAAATGCAAATCATTAAATTTAATATAGGTTTTAAGCCGATATATTGAACATTTTCACGGGTTCAACTCCCCTCGCCTCCACCATTTGAAAAAACCAGCTATCTAGTCGATAGTTGGTTTTTTTCATGTGCAGAGCCACTTTTTTATATTTCATATAATAAATTTAATTTTAAAAATGAGACAAATTTTCAGACATTGAACGGAAAACGTAAACTAAAAATGCAAACTAAAGGGCCGCGCACCGCGCGGCCCTTTTATATCGTCTCACTTCCCGAGATACTGCGCAAAATTATGCAGCACAGTGACAAGCCCCTCTCTGGTGATGGGCCTGTCCCAGCCGTAGTTTCCCTCGCCGTCGCCGTTCATAATTTTGTTCTCCTTCGCCCATTCCGTAGACGCTCTCGCCCACTCGGACGGTTTATCCCCCGTGTCCGCGACGCTCAAAAGCTCCTCTTTCGTCATATCCAGTTCCTCCTTCCCGTTTAATATGGCCTGTATCCTCTCCCACTGTGCATTGCCCGTCGTACCGTAGTAGGCGTTCACGTCGTCGCCCAGATACGGTCGCGGGCAATATTTGTGCGTCACGTCATAGTGCCGTATCACGTGATCCGCCGGGATGTTGTACCGCTCCATTAAGTACCGCGTCAGCTCGATTGCGTGGGCCTCCGCTTCCGGCGTGATGTACCAGTCCCGGTCACTCGCCTGTATCGAATTGCGGTCAAGCTTGCCGGGGCGTATCTCAATGCCGATGCTGTTTGCATTGCGGCAGTCCGGGTGGTAATACCGTCCGCTCGTGCCGCAGTGCCACGCGACGTCCTTGTCAAGTACCGACTGCCAAACGGTGTCCGACTCGTCCACCGCGTAGTGCGCCGACGCGCCTAGATAGCGCGAGGCGAAATACTGCGCCACGGCCTGCGCCGTTCCCAGCCCGCCGAAGTAATGCCAGACGATGTACTTGATCTGTCTCGCGCCCGCCGGACGGTCGGTGTAGTTATACGGCGTCAGCAGTTGTTTTATTGTCAGGTTCATGCCGTCACCTCCGCGTCCGGCACAGGCGCGTTGACGGTCTTTGTCAGGTCGCACAGGCTGTCGATCAGCTCCGCCACCGCCTCCATGTCCACGTCGTAGTTGATCGTATCGGCGGATGCTTTTACCATCGCGAGCACCCATTCGCGCCGCGTCGCGCCGTCTGAAAACTTCTGCTCCGCCTGCTCCATGAGCGACATGACAAGCTCGAGCAGCTTGTTCCAGTTTTTCTCCCGCACGGCCTTTTCCACGTACTGCACGAGCTTAATGACGAGCGGTATCGCCGTCGCAAGCCCCGCGATGATTGATAAAACAATGTTCCAATCCATAAATTTAATCTCCATTCTATGGGGTTCTTACAAAACGAAGCTTAACCCCACTATCACGATTCGTTCTACCCCCTCTGTTTAGCCAACCCTTTGCATTTTTTGCAGTCCGTCCAAGTGGCGCCCAACCGTCTGCAAGATAGATGGTCCCTTCATGGCCTTCCGTTGTCGATGCATATGTAATTAAACCCTTTATAGCAGGCTTATGCGTACGGATATATTTTCTTGCCATTGCCAGTGCTTGGCTTTCAGCGTACATAGGTGTCTCGTCAATCATATACATGCGCGTTAGCTGCAATAGCTTTGTCTGATCTAATGCCCTAGCTGTAGGCCGTCCCCACAGCATTGCGCCGATTCGTTCTCCATCGTCATTTACCACTTCCATGCGTAATACAGCTCCAGCTGGTACAGATTTTAGGTAGTGGTGCTTTGCAACCCAGTTATCGATTTCGCACGTATGCAATATGTTTAGCCTCATAGCATCACGCATCCCGTTTTACGCCATGCAGCGCAGTTTCATACACAATCCCGCCGGCGGTGTTCTCCGCGCGCGCCTTGTCAAAATACTTGCCCAGCACGTACCCCGTCGCAACGTTATATACGCCGATCAAGCTTACCAGGTACGGCAGGCCGCCTGAGAAATCCCGCAGCACGGCGAGCACCGTCACGCCGAGCGTCGCCAGCGACAGCAGGATATCCCCCGCGATAATGGCTCCCGCAAGCGTCTTCGACGTCTCGCGTTTCTTCATATCCCTTACTCCCTATGTTCCACGGCGGTAATACGCCGTTCGTGGTCGGTTAGCTGCTTGTCCTGCGTGGCATTGTGCTCCCACAGGCGGCGGTGGCTTTCCGTGTTCTTGATGCTCGCGTCGTCCTGCGACTTTTGCAGGCGGTCAACGATGGTCGTCAGGCGCGTGATCGTGGTGTTCAGCTTGATAACCGGCGCGACAATGGCCAGCACAAAGCCGCCCAGCGCGATAATGACCGTTACGACTCCCCATTCCGTCATGCTATCACCTCCCATGCCGACGGGTATTGCTCGGGCGTCCAAACGTTCGCGCCGTCATAGATGGAACGGTACAGGGTATCGCCCCACCAGCCCAGCTCGTCCCGCGCGAACGCCGTGCCGGGCGTGATGACCGCTGGAATAATGCGGACGCCGTCGCGGTACGGGATATCCTCCCAAAGCACCGGCGCTGTGTCCGGCGTGTTCTGCGCCGTGTCATGTAGGTCAACCGCCGCACGTTTCAGCGTACCGTGCCAGTTGATGCGCGTCCCGGCGGGGATTAGGCTGCCGTCGCCGGTCAGCCCGCGCGTAAGCGACGGCGCACGGCTTGCGGTCTGATCGTCAAGCCCGGCCTGCCCCTGCTCAATCAGCGCGCGGATGGATAATGCCTCGGCTCTTGTCATACGTCACCTCCGACTATGATTTGTAAAGCTTCGCTATCGCTGATTTCGTCCGTCGGCTCGGGTTCCGGCTGCGACGCCTCCCAATCGGCCAGCAGCGCCGTATATTCGGCCTCCGTGATCGGCACGAACGCGGCGTTGCCTGTAAACGGCCTGTCCATTGTATGCAGCGCAACGACCGCACCGTTTTCCATTTGTTTCGCATAGTATGTCATAACCATTTGCCTCCTTTTACGTTGTGGCAAGCCAATATACGGTGCCGCGCTTCTCCGTGTTTAATTTTATCGCAGTACTCGCGCTAGTTGATTCAACGCTCATAATAGCGCCATTACATTCGCCGTTATTATATAATCCTCCCGTATATTGCGACACATTGCCTGACGACACTTGCGCATAAGGTGCGACACAAATTCGTTTTACAATAAATCCGGGTGTGATTGTTAAGGTTGACGAATTATTCAGTGTTGAACTTCCACTTGCCACCTGCGCGCCCGTGGGAAGCGTCCCCGCGACGCCGAAAATGTTCACGCCGGACTTGATGTTCGCCGCTACCAGGTCAGCGTCCCCGGCAACCGCCACGCTGGACAGCCCGTCATACCCGCTGTCCGGCTGTACCGTCTGCGCGGTCCTGCCCGGCTTGACGGACTTGCTTTGCAGGGCTGGCGTGGTCTTGATCGCCGCAATCTTTGCCGCCATATCTGCGGGGGAATACAGTGCCGACTCGCCGTTTTTAGCGCGTATTGCGTCCGCAATCGCGGCAAGGCTGGTGTCCTGAATTAAGTAATCCGCCATTAGAAACTACCTCCTTCCGCGCTTGGTACTGTCGCCCACGCCGCCGCGCCGTTTACCACGCGCAGGAACTTGCCGTTATCCGCTGCCGTGGGCGTAGGCGCTGAGAGCTTACCCGCAAACAGTGCGCTGTGCGCCGCTGCGTCCGTGTTATGCGACGGAGCAAGGTAATCCACCCCGGCCACGGCCGCCTGTACGCTGCTCCCGTTGCCTTTGAGAATGCCCGACAGGTTCGTCGCGGTCGCCGTCGTGACCTCGTTCGGTCCTGCCGCGCCGTCCGCGCCTGCCGGACCCTGTATGCCCTGCGGACCCCGCTCTCCCGCGTCACCCTTCGGGCCTTGTGGCCCGGCCGGGCCAGTGTCGCCTTGTGGGCCTTGCGCACCCGCCTCGCCGGGCTCGCCCTTTGGCCCTTGCAAGCCCGTCGCACCTGTCTCGCCTTTCGGTCCTGTCTCGCCTCGCTCGCCCTTCAACGCGGCGAGCTGCTCTGCCGTAAAGTCCGCATAGGTAAAAGCCGCGCCCGGTTCGCCTGCGTCGCCTTTTGGTCCCTGTGGACCGGTAGGACCTGTATCACCCTTTGGGCCTTGTTCCCCGGTTTCTCCTTTCGGTCCTTGCGGACCAATAGGACCCGTATCACCTTTCGGACCCTGTGGACCCCGGACATTCACCGCCGCCGGGTTCTCCCGTCCGCCGTCGTTCGTCCAGGACAGCACACCCTCCGACGACAAGGCAGGCGTAAACGTCGCGCCGTCCTGCCCGTCCGCACCGTCGCGGCCCGGCGTACCCTGTGGGCCCTGCGGCCCAGGTTCGCCCGCCGGACCCGCCTCACCGCGCTCGCCCTGTAGACCTTCCGGTCCCTGAATCGTGCCGTTATCCACCCAAGCGCCGCTGACGCTGTCGTAAACGTAAATGGTATACGGCGCGGACGATCCCACGCCGTAGGCGTCGCCCGCCGCTGGGGACGTCACCGCGCTTTCAAGAGCTGCAAGCGTCGCATAGTACCCTTTGATCTGAAAGTCCCGGCCCGGATCGCCTTTCGGTCCCCGCTCTCCTGCGGGACCAGTCTCGCCGCGCGGACCCTGTGGACCCGGCTCGCCTGTCGCGCCCTGGTCGCCCTTCGGCCCTACAGGACCAATCGCTCCCGTGTCTCCCTTCGGACCCTGCGGACCCGTTTCTCCGGGTTCGCCCTTTGGGCCCTGTGGGCCGGTCTCGCCTTGCGGACCTTGCGGGCCGGTGTCCCCCGTATCGCCTTTCGGGCCTGCGGGACCCTGTGGGCCCGTGTCGCCCTTCGGACCCTGTACTCCCTGGATACCGCGCTCTCCCGTGTCGCCTTTCGGACCCTGCGGACCCTCCGGGCCACGAATGTTGACAGACGCAGGATTCGACAAGCCGCCGTTATTCGACCAAGACAGGTTACCCATACTATCTAAAGATGGGAAAAACGTCGCGCCATTCGCGCCGTCAATCACATCATAAGAGAAGTGCGTTCCATTAGACATAGTAATCGTAACGGTGTCGCCCGCCTTATGAATTTCCGTGATGGATATGCCATCTTCGCCGGTTACCCGTCCCAAATCAAGAATTGAACCGTCCGTCATGGTGAAAATTAAATTTCCGCCCTCATCGACTTTGCAGGATCGCACGCCGCGCGAAATTGCGGCGATTATTTCTGCATGAGCGGCATTATTTATGCTTGCAGTAACTTTAAGCTCCAAATTATCACCCCCTATTCAACAACCGCATCGTTGTCGTGTACGATTGTGTGCTTATATTCGTCGCGGTAAGCAACCCTGTAGGTGTAGTCGCCGCGCGGAAATGCGTTTGTAACGCTGTCGTCAAAGGAAAGAACTATCGTTCCGCCTACAGCATCTTTGCCGGTGAAAGAAAAAGCCTTTACTTCCCGCTTTGTCCTGTCATAAAAAGTGACCGTGATCTCCGCTGTATCAGCTATGGAGATGTTTTCTCCGTCGCCGTCGGTCAGCTCGAGCGACAAATGCAGGCGGAACGTGTCCCCCTCATACCAATACAAAACGCCATTTACAATGCGCGGTGATATCTTTGCGGAAGGTATCATAACAGGCATCTCGCGCCACCCCCTTTCTACTGCCTACATTGTAATAAAAGAAACGCCGGGTTTTCTAACCCAGCGTTTCCAGTTTCAAAATTATTTTTTCTTTTCCTCCTTTTCATCAAGCCATGCGCGAAGGTCTTTTAGTTTTTTGATACGGCTATATCCCAAAAGCTCATAAGCGTTCAGCAGATATGCTTGTAAGGACGCTGCGGAAACCCGGTTTGTCTTTGACAATTCAAGAAATTCCGGTTTAAAGTTCGCTGTGATTTGCTTGGAAAGCTGCTCTTTTGTAACCCCGTGCTTGGTATACTCGGCAATTACATTTTTAATATTTTTGCCAGTACGCACAGCGTCATAAAAAGACTTATATTTGTCGTAGTCCTCACCCGTCTCTTTCTCGAATTTCCAGCCTTTCACTGTCCAGTAAGCTTCATCCGCGTCCAAGCCGCTCTCGCGCTGGAGCTGTGCGATAGCTTCACTCTCACTCAGCTCTCCATTCTGATAAGATTCCCTCAGTTCGGATTTGTTCCAACTGTTCACTGTTTTCACAGCATCCTCATTGGACATGCCGGAAGTCTTATTCAGTTCAGTAATAGCTTCCATTTCTGACAATGTGCCAGCGTCATACGCGGTTTTAATACGGGTCTTTTCCCAACTGTACACAGTTTCCTGCGCGGCTTTTTCTGTAATACCGGAATCCTTCATCAACATGGCAACGGCGTCCTTATCCGTTAAGCGGCCTTCTACAAACGATTCTTTTACGTTTTTCTTGTCCCAGTCCGCAACCGTCCGCTCGGCCTCGCCCTTTGCCATTTCAGCGTCATGCACAAGCGCCTCAATCGCTTCCTCCTTCGTCAAGAATCCGTCGGCATAGGCATACTTCACATTCTTCTCCGGGCCGGGATCGTAGGTTTTGGCCTTCTTCCCGGTTAACACGGCAAGGGTATGGTTCCAAATCGCTGCGGCCTCCCGCGTTGCGGACGAAATCGGCAGACCTGTGAAGCCTGATACAAGCGCAAAGCCCTTATAGATCCTCCCATAATCCGTGTAGTTGTCATTGAATAGACTCTCCACAAGGCTATACGCATCGTCCACCCACTCGAAGAGCCCCGCATACGGCTTATAACTGTCGCTGATGCCTAAAATATTCGCGACCTGCGTCAAATCTTCGTTGTCAAGTCCCTTTAAAAGCTTTCCAATGACATATTTGATACCCTCGGACGTCTGATTGATAACCGGCAAGAGCGAGAAGGGGTCCAGATTTCCTTTCAAAGCGTCTTGATATTCCCTCATAAACTTATCCAGTTTATCCTCATAATCGTCGTCGTCGCGCCACACTTGGGCCAGAGCCTCCGCGAATGCGGTCAGCGCCGCACTGGCTACGTAAGTCGAGAGTACGCGAGTGATATATCTCCCGTTGCGCCTCCACGCCTCGCCTTTTCCATACGCACGGGCATCGTCAGAATATTTTGTCTTAGCAGAGAGCAGCATGTTGTACGTTGTGGTCGGTTCCGACATAAAGGCCGAAAGCATTCTGTGTCCCAAATCTGGCTTTCTCATAAAGTCGGACTTGGTTAAGATGCTATCAACCACCTGCGTGCGGTAAATGATATCGTCAAACCGTTCCGCAACCGCTTGGAAGAATTCTTCACTGCCCGCTTTGTATTTCCCCTGTGCCTCCGCCTCCGCTCGGCAGGCGCGCCAGATCGCGGCCCATGTTACCCGGTCGCCAATCTCCGCCGGCTTTCCCGCAATATCGAGGATCGTATTCACGCGGGATTTATCCATGCGAATCAGATCAGTCAGATTACGGGAAACGTTGACCTCGAAAAAGCCCATGTCCTTCCACTTGGCAATACCGCTGTACCGGTGCATTTCCTCTACGCTTTTGCGATAGGAACCTTTTAGCCCAATCGTCAGATACTTCGGGGAGATAATGAGTCCGGCGCGTGCAATGGCCGTCGGCTGCATGATCGCTACGCGTAAATTGGCAAGTACCGCCTGCCGGTTGAAGCGTCCCAGCACGCCAAGCCCGAGCTGACTATTTACCGTCTTATTCCCGTTGATATCCGCAAGAAGGTCCAGCACATACCGCTGCGCCGTATTTTTCCCATATGTAGCGTCCAGTACCTCTTTCATGGTCTTAGTGGGTACTTGTCCGCTTTCCAAGGTCTGCGTCTCCTTATAGTTCAGCCATTTCAGCAGATCGAGCACAGGCAGGGCAAAGCTATGGTACTGTGCCATATCGCTCATATGCCCGGCGAACGTGTCAAATGCGTTGCCAATTATGATTCGGTTGTTCGCGCCCACTGTCAGCGGTTTTGTAAAGCACATATTCAAAAGCCGGTATAGCGCGTTGCCTACTGCGTCTGCGGCGGTAGATAACACATTTTTGTCGCTGCGCAGCGGCCAGTAATGTTCCTCGGTAAAGCTGCGAATACCAAACCGCTTCATAGATATTTCGTTACCCCACTGCGCGCCGACCGTGCTGAGATACTTTTGCATGTCCTGCGCCACCTTGATCTGGCGTTCAGAGAGTTGGCCCATAGCGTCCCTTAATTCCTCATAGCTGAAGATATCGCCGCGATCTGTGACCTGTACGCCGTTTTCGCCCTTGTATGCCGAAAATGTCACGCCGCCGCCGAAAATATGTCCCTGCCCCTGTTCCCTCTGCCACAGGTTATATAGCTCCATGAGCTGCGCCGCCGTTACACGCACTTCTTTTCCATTGCGGATAATCGTATGAATTTCCCGCTCCCATGCACGGACTTCTTCCTTCTTGTAGGTTTCTTTTGCAAATGCAATCACCGCGTCGGAGTCAAAGGCAAGCGTGGCCTGCGCCTTTTTAAGCGCCTGGAACAATGCCTTGCCGCCTTCTCCAAAGCGGTCAAAGGCAAAAACCGGCATGATGTTGTCCCACTGTAAAAAGTCGTCCGCTTTTTTAAGGGTTTTGAGCATATCTTTCTTGCGTCCAACTTCCTCCATATGCTGTATGGAGTTCTTCGCAAGCTCGTCCACATGGGCAAAAGCGGAAACGGCCAGCGTCTTATTTGCGTTTGTCACAATATGACGTATGGTTTTCAGGCTCCCAGCGAGCTTTTGCATGGACTCTGTTGACAGTAGATTGACCGGCGTACCCCACAGCCGGTTTTCGCCGGTCTGTTCCCGCAGTTCTTCTAAAACTTCTTCAATATCGTCCCTTAGCTGTTGAGGAATATCTACATAGTCCTCATACACATCCGCACCTGTTTTATCAGGCGAGCGGTTCAGCGCGTTATATAGCGCCTGTAAATTATTTTGGAATTTGCGGTCTGCCGCAGTCATCTGCCCGCGTTCCTGTCCGGTTTTGGACGTAAGATCAATGGATGCTAAAAAATCCGCAAGCGGACGTTCCATAAAGGCGGGCACATGTTTTTGATTTGTCGGGCGCGCAATCCAAGTAGTAAGCTCCTGCGTGGTTTTCTGGATGCTTGTACGGTATTTGAGCCTGTCCGCCGACTCCTTCCGGCTTTCCCGATATTCGGCCAAGCGGGCGTTTCCCTGTGCCTGCGCCCGCTTTACCGCTTTGGCCTTTTCCACTTCCAGCACGCGCGCCAGCGGCTTTGCGCGTTCAAGCTTTAAAAGCGTCTGGTCTATCCTGCTGATACGGTTTTGAAGAATTTTTTTCTGATTTTTAAGCCGTGTAAGCTGATCCATATCGCGCTTCCCACTTGAGAAGGAAATCTCCCGGATTTCCGCGTTGATCTCATTTAGCTTTGCCGCGTCTACTTCAATGTCCGCGATCTTTGCTTTATATCTGGCAAGCCAATCGCGTTCCGTATCGTTCACAGCGGCGCTTTCCAGCGCGTTTGCCAGCACCGCACGGTCTGTTACGGCGTCAGGGTCGCGCTGTTGATACTGAACATTGGATACAATCTCGGAAAAAGGCACGCCCTGTATCTTGACAGTCCCACCGGCATATGATATAGTACCGATAGAACCATGATGCAGAAGCCGTCGGGACGCTATTGTAAGCCCGACTAAGCGAAGAAGCGGAATGGTTCTATTTTTGTCTGCATGTAAGACATCGCTATTTTGAATGAAATTGGCTGCATTGCCTGTTTTGGTATAGGCACTGTTTACCTTCTGCATATCATCTATAACAAGACGGCCTTCTCTGGGACGCAAGTCAAGTACACTCATAACCGGATTCCCGTTTTGCGCCTTTACCGTGCCAAAAAGCACAAGTCTTGTATTATCCCTATGTTTGTCCGCACCTTTACTTTTTAGCACCAGCACAGGATCATCCAATATTTCAGGAATGCGTTTGATTTCATCAAGCGTCATTTCGGGATGCTCGTGCATAATGGTATTTATTTTGTCACTGAACATATAAATATCATTTTCAATCGCGCCGAGTCCCTGCAAAACGTCGCCTGTCGCACCGAGAATAAACGTTTCCCCGTTCGGCCTGCCATCTTCGTTCCACATATCCACATCATGCGGAAATTCCTTTCGCTTGGAATACCGAATGTCCGCAGGCTTTTCTACGGCCTCGCGCTCGGAAAGAAAACCATCTGCCTTTAACGCTGCAAACAGCTTATCAAACGCTGCGTTAATGGCAGTACGTTCTTTACCCTCCGGGAATGCACGGACAACAACGATATCTCCCTTCCGGCCGGAATCCAATGTCACAGCGCTATCGGAATGCGCAGATAAATAGTCGTTCTGCTTTCCTGTTTTATCAGCCACATAGCAGGCAAATGCGCGCGCCGCCATCTCGACAGTTGAATCCCAATAGTCGCCGTCCTTTGAATAAATCTCTCCAAAACGGCGGCTGTTTTTATAGTATTCTGTCGGCACCCTCGCTTTCTGGACGTTGTGAACGGCATCCGGGCGCAGCGCATACAGCCGATATCCAAACGCATCCCGTTCTTCCTTTGGAATCACTCGCCCTACAATATCCTTACGAAGTGCGGACAGTTCCTCAACGTATTTCGCGTCACCCGTTTCAAGCAGTTTATCTAAAAGCTCATGATAACGCGCCGCATCCTCTTTTTGGGGATTTCGTTTGAAATACCGCGTATCGCTCTCGGTAAGAGTCTCGTTTTCTAGTTTCTCAACCCACCTGAATTGATCATTCGCATATCTTTCCACAGCACGCTTTGCCTGCTCATAGCGCTTTGTAGCAGCCAAGTCCGACTCTGCGTCTGTTTGATCACGGTATTGCATGGCGCCGATCAGGTCTTTCATTGCCGCTTGTGTTGTCTCTGGCAAGGCTCTCACATGATCCGACGCCATGTGATCGCCATAACCGCCAATATAATCGTCCAGTGCGTGGAACCACTCATGTGCAAGGCTTCCTGCGCCGTTCATCTTCGTCAGATTTATAACGCGACGATCGCGCTCATAATGGGCGCTGGCCCCGGAAAGACCCTGACCACGCGCGCCAAATGCGATAGAGAGATTTCCACCAAAGGAAATGTCCCTGTCTGCAATACCAAGTGCGTCAGATAAGTCCTTTAGCGCGTCAAAACCATAATTAAGAGAGACCTGCCGGTCTTTCTCGCTCATCCAGTTTCCGAACTCGCCGCCGTGGAAACCAAAGGTATCAATATAGTTACTCCCGTCAACATTACGGCTTGCTCGGTAATCAGGTCCTTTGCGGTGAACTTCCAGCAGTTGCTTTGGAACAAACCGCGTTTTTGTCTTTTTACTTGCTATTGCAGTGCGCAACAGAGTAAGCGCCTCGTCATAGGAGGCAATACCGTCTTTTAAAATAATGTGGCCTTTCGTAATGTACCACAATCCGTCTCCTTCATAACCGGGCGATGAATTGTTTTGATGAATCGCATACCCTGCCGGAACTTTCGACGTCGTATCAGCGGCAAAGCCCTTTTTTTCAGCCAGCTGTGAAAGCTTTGAAAAATTTCTAGCCACCCATTCAACCGTCTGGATATAGCTGCTTCCCTGTAAAACCGGATTGTCATACCACTTCTGGGTATAGCGATACCGCGTGGCAATACCTCCCGTATCTTCCAGATATCCGTTTTTCAGTGCCCAGTCATAGCCCATCGCTCGGAATTCAGCGGCGGTCTGCGCTTTTTCAGCCATATCCTGTATTTCGCGTGTCGTTTCAATAAAAAGTTTTTGCTTTTCCGTTTTTTTCTCTGCGGTGTCGCTTTTTTGATAGGTTAGCGTTTGATTGATCGATTTTCTAATCTCATTGACCGCATAAAGGATGCCTCTGTCCGCGCCTCCCTCCACCAACTTACGGTAATCAGGACGCTTCCAGACGTTATCCTTCTTTACATACTTCTCAGCCTCGCGCCCGTTCATGCTCTCAAGGTCATCAGCGTATAGACCTCTGCTCGTCCACATATCCTTGCGTGCGCCGCCGATTTTCTCTCCAAAATCTTCAAGCTTTGCCGTAGTCTCTACCACGCGAGGTTTGGACGTCGTTCTTTTGACCTTTGGTTTCTTTTTTACTTCGGTATTTTCGGATGATTTTACCGGTTCCGCTCCATCGGATTTCGTTTCCGATACCACCTCCATTTTCGGCCTGTTTTCCACCATGGCGCGATTGCGCTCCTTCGCCGCGTCAATGCGCTCACGCAGGGAAAAGTTGTCCCCCGAAAGCGCCTCCGCGCTTTCCGAATTCTGCGCCTCCGATACTTCTGAAAGAGCATTGTACCATATGCGCTGAACCTCCTGAAAGGCATCGGCGCTCTTTTCAAGGATTACGGCGGCCTGCTCATGCGCCGAGATTCCGTCAAATGCCCGCTTTATAGCCTTGGCGAAGTTGTCTATCCATTTTTTAATAGCTGTAAAAACGTCTTTGTGTTCTGACTCTAACTTAGCGGCGGCAGCACTGTCGCGCAGCATCATTTCACAGGCGTTAGCCACTACCTCATCAACCGCTTTCACTTCATCAAGGCTCTTATCCGCCGCCATCTCACGGTCGATCAGGTCCGTAAGCGTGCTATCTCCCTGCTGATAATAATAATCCAGCAGAAAGTCTTTCAAATCTTCATAGAGTACCGGAGAGGCTTCGCGCAGATAGTGCGTCAATTCATGGCCTGCGGTGCGGAGCATGGCCTGCTCGTTGCCGTACCCGGCGTGGATATCCAGATATACCGTGCCGTTTGCATAAAAGCCCAGCGCGCCCGTGTGTTCGCCCTGCGCGTTAACCGGGGATTCAAAAAGAACCACGTCAACCCCGATATCGTTTGAAAGAATTTCAAGCGCTTCGACCGCCGCGCGCTGGCGTTTCGATAGCTGTGTAGTACGCGCATTTACGTTATAAGTCGCGGCTTCTTCTTCCGTAATGCTCCTCACGCGGCGGCGTGTTCCCTTATTTTGCGCTCTTTCCTCGCGCGCTGCGGCAGCACGACGTTCCATGTCGAGACGGCGGGCGTCCCGACCGGCGTTATATGCCTTTTCAATTGCTTCGGACGGCACATTCTCGGACGCTGAAATATCCGTCGCGCGCAGACCGGCGGACCCGTAGCGGTAAGCGGTAGCAAGCACGTCCGTAAAGTCAGATGCAGCTACTTCGCCGCCGTACTCTGCGTAAAGCGTGCGCACAGTCTCCTGTAAGGCGTCAGGCATGTTTCCCGCGCTTGTAATAGCTAAATCTATGTCCTCGCGCGTTTCGGTTTCCTGTGCTTTTACAGCGGGCTTCTGCGCAGCTTCCGTTTTGCTTTGCGCCTGCTGTAAAGTTTCTGCTTTTCCTGCGCGGACTCCCGCGCTATGTGCCGCCCGGATCGTTGCAGCGGAAAGATGATACAATTCGTCGCTTTCGCGTGTGGTTTCAAGAGATGCCCCCTTTTTGCCATAGGCATACGCCAACGTAAACTCAGAGGCATATTCTTGTAAAGTAACCGGACTATTAGGGTTAGCCTCACGGAACCCCTGATATCCTGTTTTCAGGGCAAGAACGCCATCGCGGTTTAAAGTGTCGGAATACGTCCGATCAATCTGAATTTCTTCCGCTACTTGCTTGGAAAATCGACTTCTATATAAAATATCTTGTTCCGCGCGGGTTAAAGGCTGTTCGGTCAGATTTTTTGCAATTACTTCCGCCTTTTTATCCGCATCCTGTGTTTCTCCAAGAGCAGTCAAACGGGTTTCAGCATCCTTACGAATTGCCTGTTGATTTTCGGCTTGCGCCAGATTATAGATGCTTCTGCCAGAAAGTGTACGGCCTTTTTCAACCTTGCTCTGCATTTTGCTTGCCAGCTCATACGTCTTTGTATTCGGCTCGCTTGCTAGGCCCTCATTGATAAGCGCAGAGAGATCACTCCCGCTATACGCATCCTGATATCCAGCATAATAGTTTGATATATTTGGAATGGCGGTTGCGCTGTTCATTCCAGCAGAAGTGAGCGCGCCAAGTAGGAAAGAATAAATAGAATCTTCTGTCCAAACGACAATATCATTTTCCTCACCAAGAAAAACGTTTCTAAACCACGTTTCAAGGGGGACCTGCAAGAACTCTTCGGTTCCTTCTGAAAACGCATCCAGGGCTCCATCTACGGAAAGGCGAAGTAATGCGCCGTCCATTTTCTTCATTGCGCCCATCATAGATTGGTAGAGCTTTGTGTTTTTAAAAATCCTGCTTCCTGCCTTGCTGCTCAATCCAGAAATACCGCCAAGCACGTACTGAAGCGCCGATTCGCTGATAGCAACGGCTGTGGCATACCTTTTTGCGGCCTCTGGCTCATACCCTTCATTCAAAGCTTGCGTATATGCATTACCCCCAGCAGACGCGCCTAATGTAGCAGCACCGGCAAGCTGCCCAACTCCAGATATCCCGGAAGCGCCACCTGTAAGAATACTAACCGTAATGGATGGAAGCATGTTTCCCACCGTGGTTCCTGCGTCATACAGCGCTTGCGATAACGAGTTTCCAAAAATGTCAGGACCGACATCCCTTAGATTTTCGCGAATCATAGAGCTGGCTATTTGCAAAGGAGACGACGAAAGAGCTTCTTCCTGCCGCAATTGTCGAGCACCGGATACCCACTGATCCGCACCAGCATTAAGAGCAAATCCGGCGGTTGCAAGCGTTCTGCCAACGGGGTTTTTAATATCAAATATCGATTTAAATAAGTGCTCTCCCTGCCGGTAGTTTGCAGCTTCGCTCAACGTACTAAAAAACTGTAGCGCTTTCTTGGGCCCGTCTGTTTTATATAATTCATTAAAGCGGTCTCGTTCTTCCTGCGTCATAAAAGATACCGTCGTAAAGTCCGCCGGGATATTGTTTCCACTTTCGCCGCCATAATTTGACATAAGCGAGCCAAGATATTTTTCGTCATTGATTGCGCGGTAGATATCCTCCGCCTCTAAAGACGGCGTGTTCATCCCGCGCTCCCATGCTTCATAATCGCTTTCAAGCGCTTCTATTTGCTTTGTCAGCTCCATTTCATAGAGCCTGGCGTCCTCTGTTGATGGCCCAGCGTATAGAGAAGTTGCGCGTTTGTCCTGTAACTCTTTTCTTTTATCATTGATGCGGTTTTTCAGATATGCGCCGTATTCCTCTGTAAACCTTGGGTCCCTCGGTTTTTCAAAGTCACCGGCAAGCGCCGCCGTATACTGCCCAAGATCAGCGTTATATCCCTCTAAATCCGTGCCAAAGGCTTTATAGCGAGCGGTATAACCGCTAAGAGCACGGTCAATATCCTCCTTTGTTTCGTTACCCTCGCCTTTGTTAAAGGCAAGCAGACGCTGAAACAGGTTTTCACGCTCGTTTTCAAGAGACTGCTTTCTTGTGTTCAATACGTCCGAACGCGCGCCCATAGCGTCTGTGATCGCATAAACGCCGGGATTCTTCTTCCTGTCCTGCGCCTCGAGGATTTTATCTTTTGCATATGGCGTATTGAAAACCGGGTTTTGCTTAATCCCAAGCTGCGGAAGCGTCGGAGTCTCTGCGGCATTATGAGAGGAAGCCTTTAATTCCGCGTAACTGGACGGCAGGTTATTTTCCTTTACGCTATAGGCATCCTCTTTCTGCCACCGTTCATAATCGACCGGCTTTATCTTATTGATCTGCCGGATTTTATTGTAACGTTCTCTTGTCTTATTCAACTCAGCCATTGTTTACCTCCGTCAAATGGTAGCGTCTATACCAAGTCTTTTTAAAATTGCATAGGATTCTCCGGGTGTAATATTGCCAGCCATTTCGCGACGCTCAAGATCATCTATGATTTGGTCAGTACTCATACCGCTGTTTTGATATTTGTCTACAAAGCTGATTATCTTCGAGGAAGTCTTATCCGAAAGATTCCCGTCCTGCGGAGATGCGTTTTTGTATTGGTCATAAAGAGCGGAGATTGAGTCAAACATGGAAGCGCTAAGGTCCTGAGAGGCAAGATAATCGTAAGCTGCAATGTCATTCCCAAACGAAAGCATTGTAGCAAGAACGCCGCTAGTAGCATCCGTCCCGCCTTTCGAGCCTCCCCCGCCGCCGCTGCCGCCTTTCGCGGATGCGGCCGCAAGCTGCTGCTGGTAATAATTTTGCCAGCTCGCCGCCTCCTGCTGGCTCATCCCGGCTGCGTCCATTTCCTCCGCTGTCGGCATATACCCGGTTGAGGTAATCAGTGTCAACAGCCGGTCGTAAGCGTCGTTCCGCCGGTTATAAGACGTCTCGTCCTCATAGCGCGATCTTTCATATTCTGTGGCGGCGTCTTGTCTGGCCCAGTCGTTTAACTGGTTCTGGAACTGCACGCCGGTATACCAATTGTCGTAGCCGCGGTTATAGGCCGTATCGGCTTGATTTTGCAGGAAGGAGAGGTTGTTCCAGTAGTCGCCCACCTCGTCGCGGTACTTCGCGTATTGATCGTTTGCCTGATTCGTTACCATCTGGTAATCGTTCAGCATGTCCTGCCCTTCCTGAGCGTACCGGTCATATGCCATACCGTAAAGCTCCGGCACCACGTCGTTCAGGTTTTGCAGGTAAGCGTCATACTGCTGTTGGCCGACGGACTGCCCATACGAAGAACCGTAACCGCCCGTGAGCGCCGCAGCCTGCCCCATCGTGTCACGCATGGCAAGCTGTCCCTGGCGCACAGCCTGATCCTTGTACTGCTGGTAAAGCATGTCCCCGTTTAGATCATAGGAAAAGTCCTCGCGGTTCATGATCTTGTTGTAAATATCCTGTATCTGCTGTTCGTAAGTATTGATGTAAACCGGGTATTGCGACTGCGCCTGCTGCAAAACAGACATGGCGTTTTGATAGTCGGGATTGCTCATCGGGTCATATGGCGTGTAATTATAATTTGGCGTGGGAGCCGTCGTCCCGCCCGTGTTTGCGTTCGGCTTTTTTTGCGCCGTTGGCTGAATATCCGAATCGTCAAATAACCAGTCCGGCGCGTCGTCCGGTATATTCTGCCGCTTTTTCGACGTGACTCCATTGCCCGTTATGCCCGTAATTTCATTCGCCTGCCCGGAAGCCCCCGAAACGCCGGTCGAAGGAGCGTCCGGCAAATTGATCGTATCTCCCGCATAGATTTTATTTGCATTTGCAATATTATTGAGCTTTACAAGCTCCGCGACCGTCGTATTGTTCTTCTTCGCGATATCGCTCAGAGTATCGCCCCATTGGACTTTATACTGCATAAAACGTCCCTCCTTAATTTAATAGCTGTAAAAGCTGCATCAAGCGGTCCTCTCCAAGTGTTACACTTCCGATTTTCAGCTCGTTTACCTGCAAATTCCCATAGATATGCGTGTCCCATGCGATATGCACGCTTTCCTCCGCTTCATTCGTCACATACATGCCGATTCCCACGGCCTTGCCGCCGTTTTTCATATGGAGCGTGATCGTTTCCGTCGTGATCGTGTCGGCGGCGTGATTACTCTCGTGGAATGCGTCCTTGATATATAAAACCACGCTGTAGTTTGTTTCCGTGGACAGGCCGAGGTTTAAAATGGCCGTGTCCCCGTCCACTGTCGCGGACATGTAGGCGTCGCTATTTGTAGGCTTATACATGATGTGGCGTGTTACGCTGTTATGCCCGCCGCAGGAAGATATCGCGTATGCCGTGAACGAAACGTAAAGATACGCCCCATTTTCGTTTTTCGCGCCGGTTGAGTCGCAGCGGTATGCCTCGTGCGCGGTCAGGACCGGCGGCGAATACGCTTCTACCCGGATGCTTGTCTCATAGGTGCCGGTATTGCCCCGGTTGTCGGTCACTTTAATGGATATCGGCACGGTTCCCGCGTTTGGAAGCGGGGACTCCGCGAAATTGCCGTCGAAACGATTCCCGCCGACAGTGATGGTAACAGAGGAAATTGAACCGCCGTAAGGGACGGTGATATCGACTGTCCTTACCACCACGCCGACAAGGGACATGCCCTGCACATAGACCGGCCAGCTCTTGGCAGGTTCCGGCAGGTTTAGATTGTTCCGCATGACGGAAACCGTACTGGCGGGCACCGGAATCGTGTAGGGCGGGATATAGAGCGTTAACCCTACCTGCGTTGACCCGTAGTTATAGGATCCAAGATCATTTGTTGTGATGCATTCGAGCACCACGTTGACAAAGGACTGGCCGGGAAAAAACGTTGTCAGGATGGAGGAACTCGGCGTCCATGTCGCATAGTAGGATGGGACCGTGTAATCAAGGATACGTTCTGTGTACGCGCCGCCGCCGTAGTTTGCAAAAATGACATGGCGCGCACCCGGAATATACACCGTTAAGCCTATGGATATCGGCGTATCAAAGTATGTGCCGGATACCGTCATCGTCGAAGGAATCAAATCTGCCATTTCATTTCACCTCTTAAATCGTTGCGAGATTGACCGTATAAACAACGTCCGTCGTATTGGCCGCGAGTCCCACGCCGGAACCCGTGAAGTAAATGCAAAACCCATAGGTTCCCGTTCCGTTCATTGCATCTTGCAATGAGTCGCCTAAAACGATATAGGTTTCATCCTGCACACACGTCAATGTCCCGGTAAAGCTGACGCTTCCGCCGCTGATCGACACGCTGTAAACCTGACCGATAGACAGGATCACAGACGTAGACATAACGACCGTGCGCCCAGGCGTAAATTCCCCGGATATCAGAACACCGCTTGTCTTTACCCACTTGAACGAAAGCCCGCCGTAGACCGGCGTATTGGCGTCGATCTGCCAGTTTCCCAGCGTCAGCGCCTTTGTGATTCTTGCGTTTGTGATATAAATGGAGTTGTTTGAAATGTAGGCAACTTCCGTCTGGTAGTTATAAAAGCTGATTTTTTCAGAAGTAATCCGCACCTTGACAGGGTTTTCGCCCAGCTCTCCGATCTCCACGCCGTAGACGGGTGTAGCCCCGCTGTCGTCCAAAAGGCCGCTGCGGATGTATGCCTCAAGCGCGGTCTTGTAGGTGGTAAACTCTGTGTCTGAAACAGTAGTATCGCGCAGCTCCGTGTAATACGTGAAATTCTGCTGGATTGCATTTGCATTAGCCTCTACCGTCTGGCTTGTCGCTTGCGCAAACTCCCCAAACTCACTTTTCGCAACATATAGCCCGTCAAAGCGGAGTTCCAGGCTATCCATGGCGGCGTAGACTTCGTTCGCCGTTTTCTGAATCAGATTTTTTAAGTTGGTATATTGGTCCTGTATCTCCCGCTTTGTCTCCGCATTGACGCCACCGCTTGCCAGAGACGCCGCCGCGTTCTGCGAAAAGTTCTCCGCTGAAAGATTGTTCAGACCGGCGTTTAATACCTGCGCGACACGGAACAGGTAATTTTTCACCTGCTGTAGCTGTTGTTCCGACGGACCGTGAAGAGCTGGCGGGAGCTCTATACGAATCATTCCCATTCGGCGTCACCACCCACTTCTAGTATTTTTGAGATGGAATAGATCCTGATTTCGCCCACGCCCTCAAGCTTTAGCTGCAAATGATCGCAGCGCCGAGGACGGACGGGCAGCATGAAGGTCTTTGTCCCCACGCCGTCCATATGTCCTACATGATGCCATATCGTATCGGAATCGTACTGGATGTATAGATCCGCAAATGACCCGCGCGGGAGGCGCATACGCAGATTAAACCGGCTGATATACTTGTGATCCACGTATTCATACCCGATCACTCCGGTTGTCGCGGACCATTCGACCGCAGCTTCCGGCGAGCCGTCCGTGCCGTTTTCCGCCATCAGCTTTTTTGTATTACCGTCAATGTAATAAAGCTCGTCGCCGCGCCGTGCAAAGCAAAGTGCCTTTACGCCGTCCTCCTTGTGCCAGACGCCGCGCAGCGTATCATACACAAAAAGCGTGTACTTTCCTGCGTTATCCCGCATGGATACGTAGTATTTGTTGCCATAAGTCCCGGCCACGGCGTCATAAAACGTCTCGTTGCCAAAAGCATCGCTAACGGAAACCGGTAAACTTCCATCATACGCGCAGACATCGACGCGCGATTTATAGTAAAGCGTCTCGTTTACCACGCACAGGCTTTTCTCAGAACCGCGCTGCACACCCCGGCATTGCGTGTCCGTAATCTGGTGCGCGCCCTGCGAGCTGATATATACTTTGTGCAGACAGTTTTCCTTGAAGAATACCGGATACCCCAGGTGCGTTACCGCGCCCGTCCATACGCCGTCGGAACCGACGGAACCGCGCCACGAGTCCGTTGACACGCCAAGGTACTGCTCCCAGTTTCGGAAATCCCCTAGCGCACAGCAGTAGATTTCATTGACGGTTTTCCCGTCCACCACACCATACTTACAGCCCCACAGCCGGTTTTCCGCTTCCGTGATGTAGTCCATATCCGGGACAAGGCGCGTCACGGTAACCCATCCTGTAGCGGTCGTAGTCTGCGCGTATGCCTGGTCCAAAAGACCGACGATCACAATGTAGTCGTCGCCGCAGGCATAAAGAATATGGCTTCCGTTGAGCGCCGCGATCTGTTCCGCGAGCTTGGCGGCGTCGCCGCTATAGGCGCAGCCGGATATCTTCACACCGTCAAACTTTTGGAATCCCTTACCGATGCCGGGAGCTGCAATCTTGACATACACCGTGGCAATTTCTATCCACATTGCGGCCTGGGCGTTCCACTGTTTTAAAGCGTGAATATCCCCGGACGTGTCAATCCATAACGCGCCGTTTTCGGGATTAGTGGGAGCCGTAACGCCTATCATTGTCGCGCCGTAGTCCTCCCCGTCCTGCTTGCAGATGCTATAGCTGATCTGCGTGCCGACGTCCGGCGCGTCCCGATAGACGGCGTTCTCAATATAGCCTTTATCGGAGAGGTCTGCGGTATTGATGTAGTATTTGTCCGGCCAAATGAGCAGGTAAGCGCCCATGGAATAAAGCTGCTTTTCGCCAGAGCTTAAGACTACACCCTCAATCTGATTGTCGTTATAATAAAGATTCCCATCGTCTACATAGGCCAGCGCGTCCTTTGCAATCATGCCCTGCGGATTTTCTAGCTGCCGGAGGGCGCCGCGCCGGTCGCGGTTTCCCATGAGTGGGAAATAGGACGATGTTAGATTCTTCATATCGTAAAATTCGCCGTCGCTGCATCTAAGGTTATGGTTATAGCCCAGCCATACTTGCGTCATGTCTCGGCTCTGCTCCGGTTCTGTCAGCCGCGGATAAAACATATCGTAACCCCTTTCACCAGAGGATCAATTTCGTTTTTTCTACCGGCATATACGTCCGGTTTACGTAGTTCATATAGGAGGCAAGCGCGCTGTTATATTTCACACTTGCATTGTTGTACTTCACGATCTCGCCGTTTGCGTCGCAAATTTGCATTTCCAAAAACCAGCGATATAACTCGTCGTATGGCGCGGGAACCAGTAAAACGGTATCCTGCGGCGTTTCCTCCGAATATCCCGTATAGGGATACTCTTTCGTACCCTCGTGGTTTTTGTGAATTTCATTCGTAATCTGCCCGTCAAGTGTGGAAAGCCAATATACCTTCTGGACGAAATCAATTTGATTCGGCATCAGGTCGTCTATCAGGTCAATTGCCTGTCGTATCGTCATCTATAGCACCATCCTTTATAAAAAAGGGGGAGGGCGCTCCCTCCCCCTTTTAGGGCCGCTCAGTCCTTGGGCTGAGTTCTCTCATTAATAAACTTTTCGGTGATATCCGCCGCAAGTTCCGCGTTGCGCAGCACTTCCGCAAAGGACTCGGGAATCTCGACTTCAAATCCCTTTTTAATGCGGATGCCTTTGCCGTTGACCGCGACAAACAACTCCGGTTCCTCGCCAGGCGTCGGTCTTGGCAGACGGACAAACACCTTTTTTTGAGGTGTTTCCGCAACTTCCGGCGTCTCATTTTCCGTCATGGCCTCGTTATCGTCCTTCGTCTCATGCTCCGTCATGACTTCGTTTTCGTCCTTATTTTTGCTCATCGTATATTCTCCTTTTAGTTTGCCTCGTCGTCCGCGCTGAACGTGGAACCGGATTCAACGCGAAGCATCCGCTCCTGATAAAGAATCTTTGTGCCGGTCTCGAACTTGTAGCCCACCGTCGAGAACTGCTCGAGCGGCCCGCCAACGTCCCCCTTGGGCTTGATAATCATTTCCATTGCCATGCCCTGCGGGTCCACCACGCCGAAAGCGTCCTTGCCGAAGAACAACGTGGCGTATACGCTCGTGGGATCGCTGGACGCGCCGTTTGAGACAATGGGCGCCTCGGTCGTCTCAATGAAGCGGCAGCCGTGCAGCTCTCCAATTTCACCCTCGAAAATTTCCCGCGTGGCGGCGTACTTGTGCGCCTCGATCCACTCCGTGGACGAGCGCAGGTCATATGTAACGGAAGGATGGATCACGGCAACATACCACTTGCCGTCATAGCGCGGCGCTTTGCACTTTTTGAGGTACGTCACAGCGCGGTTCACCATATCGGGCGTCAGCTTACACGCGGCAGTCAAACCGGCGCGGGACGTAACAGGCGTGGAACCGTTCGGGCAGTACATGACGTTCGTGCCGGTCATTAACGCATTGCGAACAAGCGTATCGGCGGTCGCGCCTGCCGCTGCCGCCAGTTCCTCCGTCGCACCCAGGATGATCGGGTCAACCGCGTGCAGCTCGAGCTGGTCCGTAATGGCGACGTAATCGCCAAACTGCTGAATGCCAACGTTAAGGCTTGTCATGCCAAACTGCTTTCCGGTCGGAATCACACCTTCGGTCAAAGGTGTTAACGCTTTAGGGAACGTATTAAACTTACGCCATTCCACCGTTTTGCCATGCCGCGACGGGAGCGGCTGCTTTTTACCGAGCTGTGTAAAGACAAGCGACGGACGCGCATTCTCAAGCAGTTCGGTATCATAGTAAGTTTTCATGGTAGGCGACATGGTGTTGCTCTCCGGATTAGGCGTTACTGTTGCACCGGTATAGGCGTTTACGTAGCCGCTGGTTCCCGTCACCACATTGCCCGCATCAGCAAAAAGCTGTAGGTCAATTGTATAAAGATCGTTGCTGTCGGATGTTTTTAACATAATGTTCTCCTTTTCTTTTCCGGGAGAACGTTACCATACGATTTGTTCTCCCCGGTTCACGCGATCGCGAATTTCGCGACGCTGCTGTTTCGTCAGTTTTGATGGATCGGTAACATGTACCGACGCCGGAGCCGATGTGACTCCGTTTTCAACCGGTCTCGTGGCTCCGGCCTGAATGCTTTGCGCGAGCTTTGCCTGCGTGGCCTGCGCGGTATACTGCATGGCCCCGCCTATGATTTCGTCCTGGTGGATCGCCTGGTATGCCGTGACGACAGGGACGCCAGCCTGCAATACCATCCGGGCAAAATTCGGGTTGCGCATTTCCGTATCAAGGTCAAAGTTTGGGTACTTCGCCTTTGCCGCGCCGGACTGCTCGACTAGCTGCGCATACACGCGCTGGTTGGCCTCCTGACGCTGTTTTTCCTGCATGGTGCGCCGTAACTCGGCGTTTTCGCGCTCTATCGCTTTCAACTGTTTCAGGGCCTCCACGGTGACGCCCTTTTCCATTGCTTCTTGTTCATAGTAAGAGTCGTCGTCCGTGATTGCTTTTGCCAGCGCGGAAAGGTCCATTTTAGAGACGTCGGACACGTCTACCCCATACTTTTTACCAAGCAGTTCGAGTACCGGATTCAACTGCGCCCGTTCGTCCTCAAGGGCCTTTGCCTGTTTAAACCTGCCGTTAATGGCCGCTTTCATGCGTTCATCATAGGCCGTTTTGTAGTCGGGATCGGATTTTAGCAGGTCGTCAAACGACGGTTTACTGGCGTCCGCGTTCTCCTGAGACGTACTGTCCGGTAACTCGCCGCCCTTGCCATAAATGGTATTCGGCTGCTTTGATACCGGCTTCCCGTGGCCTCCCGCATTTGGCAAACCGGCGGCGTTTGCCTGTGCCGTAGTTTCGCCCGTTGCGCCTCCGTCACCGCCGTCCGCGCCATCCGCGAATAGCTGTAAGTTCAGCGAAAAAAGTTTGTTTCGCACTTTGGTGTGCCTCCCGTATTGTTCTGCCCGTCTAGGGTGGGCGACTCCCTTTTCTGCCCGTTTAGGGTGGGCGAACCCCTTATGTCCCTATCATAAAAGAAATCCGCGCCGGGTTTCTAACCCGCAAATCAAAAACTTTAAAATTTTTTTATTGCAATATTATCAGGATAATTTTGAGCGAGTAAGCGATACCCGGCGGCAGCCGTATCAAATGCCGCGTATACCACCGGCGCACTTCGCGGCGCGCGCAGCCTGCATGTAAGAGTTGCAACGCCTTTGTCAAAAAAGAGCTGCAAGTCCGTCACATACCCTTTTTCCTCTAAGGCCGTCAACTCTGCCGCCAGCGCATAGGCGAGTATCGACGACGCGCTGCACACGATATCCGTCCCGCAATCCGAAAAGCGGGCATGTCCGTATACGGATAGCGCATAGTTCCTGCGGTCATAATCCACCTGAATCATCCTGTCACCTCGGCCTCGCGCTGTCTTGCGCCGTCTGTCGTGCTTTTGATACAAAGGCGTGTTCCTGCTTCGGTGCGCCCGTCGCCTGGTCGCCCATAGCGGAAATCCCGCCGCCAAACGACGACCCGGCTACGCCTGCCCCGGTATGGATACCGCCCATTGTTCCGGTGATCTGCTGCGACAGTCCAGCCACAAGCGCGGGCTCGTATTTTGCCGCAAGCGTCAGCGCCAACTGCATGTACTGTGTCAACATCTGATAGATCGTGCCGTTTTGCTGGATTTTCTGCACAAGCGCGTCTTTCCCCTTAAAATCCATCATGTCAAGCATCATAAGCGCCTGATCCGTCATCTGCGGGTTAAAAACGCCCAACTGGAATAGCTGTACGGCCAATTCGTTGTACGTCGCAATGGTATAGCTTGACTCTTTCTGCGCCTCCACCTCGATATCAAAGACCGGCAGACGATAGCCCATGTCAACGCCGAAATCCATGCCGAGCGCCTGCGGCTGTAAGCCGTGATTGGAATACGTGATAAATTCCATTGTCCCACGGTCGCCTAAGATACGGAAGGTGCGCGGCGCGTCATAAAATTCGCGTATCAGCTCGATGCACAGATCAATGACCTCGCGGTAGGCCCGATAGCTTGCCGCGATCATATCACGGGAGAGGCCGTTTCCCGCCTCCTGTAATGCTGCGATTGCAGAAGCCGCCGTTACGCCTGCGCTTGTAGAGCCATTATTCACGTCGCGGTTACCGGAGGTCTGTTTTAATTCGTCAATTTTTAGCTGCATGAGCGACACATAGATATCCGACAAAGGCTGCTGCACAATCTGGCTGATGCTGTCCTGATTGATACTGCCCGTCACATGGACAAACGGCTTTGTCATGTCGGCGTATTCCGTCTCGTTGATGCCACCGTCCGCGCGCACAAACCAACGCGGCGTTGCGGCCACAACCGTGTTTTTAATGAAGCAGTTATTCATGACGTCAATAAACTTCTGCGGGTCTTTGCAAAGGTCCACATATCCGTACCCGCAATTCGGATATCCTTCCTCCGGGAACAGCGCGTCAAATACAAACGGATACCTGCCATGCGCATAAATGCCGCGATCCGCATAGTCGGGATTCCCCTCAGTCGAAAATAAAAGCGTTTCACCCACGTATTTGATATAGTGAAGGATTGTTTTGCCGCCGCGCTGAATTTTATAATACACGTCGATCACAGCGGATTTCCCTGTCGTGTCAATTGCTTCGTCGTAGACGTACCGCGATACGACGGCCTTATCTCCTTTAAGCTTGTCCGCAAGCTGCGGGTACTGCTGCGCTAAAAGATCGTCGTCCACCAGCTCCACATGGAATAAATACCGGCTGTTCTGGATATCCGTGATACCAGGCTCCCAAAAAAGATTTAAGATATCTATTTTGCGTACAGTGATATCGCCCAGCCCGCCCAACTTAGATGTGTCCCAGAATACGCCGTAAACCCCCGTACCGGCTTTCAGCTTATACCACCAAACGTCGCTCCAGGTCTGTTCAAACTCGTTTTGCTGTAGCACCACGGGCAGCACGGAGGAAAGCATCTTGGCCTCCGCCTTGTCTCCCTCTTCGCGCGGTAGGCAAATCGGCTGCGGATATGCATCCATGGCGTCGGAGTGCTTTGACAGGATCGCGTTGACGAGCCATGCGGAAGTGGGTTCCGGGTCCCCAACGTCTTTCTTGCGTATCTGTTCCCAGTGACGAAGTTTCCACATCTGTTCGGCGTCAATGATACGGCGTTCCAGCGTATTTTTCCCGCGCTTGTATTCTTCCAGCGTGTGCGAAAGGTCTAAAAGCCGTTCTTTTGTGATCTGCGGCTGTATGACCTCGCTTGCCGGAATGCCGGCCTGTCCGTCTGTGCGGTTGGTTAAATCCATGATCTTACGCCCTCCTGAATGTAATCGCGCCGTAGCGCTTTTCTGGTTGGTCCTTCATCTGGTCCAGCGGGTCAAATAGCATAGGTTCGTCTCGAACGGTTAAAACCGGCTTGATTGGCCTTGCCATGCACATATAGCGTACTTCGTCTGCAACGTGATCCTCGCCGTCCGTGTCAAGGTCCTCCGGGCGATTCTCGTCGTACATCAGCAGCGGTATGGTACGCAGGAAAGCTTTGCAGCCGCGAAAGATATACATCATGGGATATCCTTCTTCGTCGAACGCAAGCCGGTAATGCACCTGCATCCATCCGGGAATACGGTCGTTGACGCCGGGTACGAAATACACGCCGTACCGCATTGCCGTGTCCGCCACGCTTTCCCCACGGCTTCCGTCCCATATCGACGGGTCTGCAACGCCGTGTATCTCGCGCCCAGCGAGCCAAGGGTGTTCCCGTTCAATGCGCGCGATCTCCTTCATCTGCTTGGGCACCGGCCACTTAACGCCCTCGTTCGGCGTGGAGGTGCAGCCGTATAGTTCCAAAATGCGATATAACCGTCCTTCAAAATCGACGGCCCACCAGCCGCAGGAAAACGGCTTCCCGTATCCCCAATCGTAGGACCGGTATACCGTCCACTCGCGCGGCGGCGCAAACGGTTCAATGACGTGGCACCACTGACGGCGCCGCCGCAGCTCGTCCGCTGTAACGTCCAGCTCCGCCGCTTTTGTGGCGGGAGGGTCCGGCTGAAAATCTTCAAAAAATTGTCCCTCGTACACGTCCCAGCGGCCATAGAGCCAAGCGTCCCGAAGCTTCGGCGGCAGCGCTTCTAGCTGTTTGATATAGTCCGGCTGAGACTGCATCAATGCCCGGTTATCCGTTACAAGCGCCTGAATGAAACTGTAATCGTCCGGGTTTTCCCCGTCGTCATAACGGCGGTCGATGAAAATACGCTTGCAGTATCCATGTCCCTGTCCGCCGGGATTCATGGTCAAATAGATACGTTTCGGGTAGTTGTTCACGCCGCGCAGACACGCCATGATGGATTTAATCTGGTATTCAGACAATTGCGTCGCTTCGTCTAAAAAGATTACGTCGTATTCCGTGCCTTGCAGCCGGTCTAGGTCTGCATCGCGGGCGCAATACATAAACGTGATCGTGCTGCCGTTTGCGAATGTGATGCGTTTATCCTTGTCGTTATATTTGGCGATACCAATTAAATCGCCGCGCAGTTGCAGGATATGGTTGTTTACAAGTTCTGGGTAAGACCTGCGCACGATCAGCAGCTTGATGCCGGGATATTTAACGCATAAAAGTTTTGCTTTTGTGCGTACAGACCAGCTTTTCCCGCCGCCACGCGCGCCGCCATAGCCGACAATTTTGTGCGTATCCCGCAAAAATGCCTGCTGCTGGTCGGACATGAGCGCCGTCTGGATAGCAAGCTTCATACCGTGTAGTCCTCCAGACCGCCCGCAATCACGACTTCAATGCGGTTGTTATCCGTACTCGATTCTGCCTCCATGCGCCGTTTTTCAGCCTCCCAGCGCTCCGTGTTGATGCGCTGCGCCTCCGCCTGCGCTTTCGTCGGCAGATTATATAGATTGCGTATCGTGGCCGTCAGGTCTTTTAACGCCGTCGTAAAGTCGCGAATGTCCCGCGCGTTGACCGTGGTGTCCATAACCGGCTTTCCATCGTCGCCCAATAATGGTTCGCCGTCGTCCTTCATCACTGCAACGCGGGAGGTAAACAGTTCCGAACGGCCTGAAAGATCGTCAACGATACCGGCCATTTTGTCAGCCGCAGACATAATACGCGCAAGCTTGTCTACCTCCTGCGTTTCCAGTTTTGCCACAGCTTTCTTGACAGTGCGGTTGATATAGTCCTCCCGCGCCTGCACCCAGCGTTCTTCTTTTGCGTGCTTGGCAATTGCGGTCATGGATACGCCGTACTTCTTCGCAAGTCGCTTGTAACTTGTCCGTTGCGTTACATATTCGGTTTTTGCTGCAATCCAATCCACCTTCCGTAACCCCATCGCAGCACACCCCCGTTTTTCGTTTTGATGTAACCATTCTATAATTTGCTTTTGGTAATCTCTAACCCGGAAATTAAAATGTATCACTAAAAATACAAAAAGGACCTGTTTTCACAGATCCTTTTTGTATATGGGCATATGTTTCATGTGGTTGTGCTTAGTCTTTCCTTTCTCCGTCCATCTTTGCGCCGCAGTTGGGGCAGTACGTGTCTTTGATTTTTGTTTCTCTTCCGCAGTCACGGTGTATCCATCCCTCAAGTGTGCCATACGGGTTTCTTATTTCTTCCCACATCCCATGCACCACAGGTACAGCGTCCACGGCGGGCATTGATAACGCCGCACCTCGACAAACAGAGGCAATTATTTCATCGGTCGGGGTTTCTGCCTGTTCGGTAATGAATTTCATAAGCGCGTCCGCGTCAATCAGCCTCATAGGTAGCACCTCCGCTCATTTTTGCTCACGCTCCTTTATTTCAAATTTCATTTGTTTAATATCCAATCCGCTTTTTCGTCACAGCAATTGCAAATTCGTTTACTTCGCTTGCCCACAGGCAGGAACCGCGGCCGTTTACCTGTTCCCACAGATACGGGAACCCTCCGATCCCGTCGAACAGGCTCGCCATCGTCGCGTCGCGTTCATAGACTGCACCGATCCGCTTTATGAGCCATTTCCAGAACGGCAGGGCGATGGAGTTGCCCAGCGCCGTATACCGCGCGTTGTCCGACGACTGCCGTAGTTTTCCGGCCGTGTTGCCGTACGTGCCGATATCCGTCCATCCGTCCGGGTATCCCTGCAAACGCTCGCATTCCAGCGGCGTCAGGCGGCGTACCGTTTTGTTTCGTAATCCCTGTAAGATGTAATAATCGCCGCTGAACGCTTCGCAGTCTTTTCCGCTTGCCAACATTACGCTTTCTTGCGGTACGTCAACCACCAAGTCGCTCGTTGATACATCATCGCTTGCAAGGATGGACTTGCCGACTTCGCATGGCTTGTAGTCGCCAAAACCTTGAAAGCCCATCACAAGCGCCGTATAGTCCGTAACACGTCCTTCGTGATCCCCGGCCAGCGTCGGAGTCGTTTTTCCGTCGCCGCCTCCACGTGCGTCAAACACCGCCGGCCGGTCTACTGTGTTAAGCGTATAGCATACATCTTCGCACCATCCGCGCCCGTTGCATCCCGCCGTGTCCGCGCGGTCGATGCAGTTGCCCTGTATGCAGATCGTAGGCGCCTGGTTTGTCCCGCTCCCGGCGGCGGTCAGTGTCGGCGCGGTATCTTCCGATAGGCCAAGCCCGGCTTTCGCTCCGTTGCCGCCCTTGAAGACGTAATAATGGTTTGGTTCAAGCACAACGTTTCCCGGACTTGACGGTCGATTTGCCCCTTCCGCCCTCAAGCATTGGATTCCAGGCTGCCAATATCCGATGCCTGTTTCTCCAAAGCCAGCCGAAGCATCTCCGGCAGGGGTTTCCCGCGCCGCTGGGCCCGGCGCAGGATCCCTTGACACGCCTTTGCGGATAAATAATACTTCGGGTGCGGCGATTCCTCCAAAATCTGCGACAAGCGAGATTCTACGGCGGCGCTGGGGGACTCCCCAAAACTGCGCGTCGTGTATGCGCCAAGCAACGCTCCATCCGCCCATGTCATCGTAGATGCATCCGGCTGTTGGCCATCCTTTTTCAGGCACAGACACAGCGGGAGCTTCCGGCTCCGCGACGCGGACGGTTTCTTCAATGACCGCCGCGAAGTCCCTGCCTCTGTTGCTTGACAAGGCTCCGGGGACGTTTTCCCACACCATAAATCTAGGGTAAGCTGTTCCATAGTTTTTCCGCATTTCCTTTATGATTCGTATTTGTTCCATGAATAGCCCTGACCGTGCCCCGGCCAGGCCCGCGCGGTTCCCCGCGATCGATAAGTCCTGGCAGGGCGACCCGCCGATGATGCAGTCTACAGGCGGCACATCTCCGCCATGTATCAGCGTAATGTCCCCTAAGTGCTGCATGTCCCCGCCTCCAAAAGTCCCGCGTTCTCCCGGTACGCTTCAAACAGCGTCCGGCCCGCGTTGTTGACCATGTACGGCAGGAAGATTTCGTCTATCTGTACCATTTCGGATTCCAAAATCGCCATCTGCGCTTCAACCCAGTCTTTAATGATTCGCCAGGCAACACGTTCGGCCTGTTCCCGGTCGCATTTGACCTTTTGCCGTATCAGCACGGTATGTACAGCGTCCACGTTTGCGGGCAGGCGGATACCTCGCGGGCCAGACGGCGTATCCACCAAAAACGACAGCGAACTTATACGCCCGTTTTCGTCGTAGTCCTGCATGATCTTCCGCGCGCCGTGGCGGACAAGCTGGCCCTGTATCGCGCCCAGCGTCGTGTAGACGTCAACTTTTGTCGTGTAGTTCAGTAGCGGCATTGCTCGCCTCCTGTCCCGTTTCCGTAATAACGTTTAACCCCACAAGCAGGTCGATCAGGGTTTCATCGTTCGTTTCTATTGCGTGCTTCGCAATGTCTTTGATAATCCGTTCATAATTTGCAGGCCAATGGAAATACCGAAGTCCGCACCCGTCCGTTTCGCATAGGTGGAATGGCCCAGTACATCGGCTATTTCGTCCAGCAGATGATTGTAGTCAACCTTTATCCGCATTACTATTCACCGCTTTTCGTGTTGCAGGCGAATCTGGTAACTGCATAATCGTTGTAGATAACTATTATTGACGGAAATGGCGCGGGATCGCTCGCATTCCCGTCGTCGTTCGGTCGCAATCTTTCCCGAAAAAGTCGCAAATCGCATGAATCATTTTTTCTTTCACTCCATTTCCTTCCGTAAATCTTCTTTGATATAGTATTCTAGCCCACCTGCTTTGCATAACGCTTCCGCCTTGCGTCCGAATTCGCCCCAAGCGATATTCGAAGGATGATAATTCAGCTTTCCGATCTTCACCTTGTCGAAAATCTCCGCGTGGGCGGCCATGCAGGAAAGCACGTATTCTTCGTTTATGACTGGTTCAAAAGACACCCACGTTTTAACGCCCCTGCTTTTTGCAACGGCCAGCGTAAACAGACGTGCGTTTGTGCTGATTGCCCCGCATTCCTGTGCCTGCGCCGCGCCCGTTATCGTGACCCCGTACCAGTCGTTCCCGTCCAAAATGTCAAGATCGCGCGTTCCGTCGCCCTTCGTCAATATCTGAACGTGATTGCCCGCCGCCTTGATCGCCGCGATAACCTCGCGCGTGGCCGAAGTGTCGCACCCGCTCGGATAAGGATCGCACGTAAAACAAAGGTGTATCAATTTCCCGGCGATCTGTTCCTTGTCAATCTGCCGCTTCACCGCTTCGACAATCCCGGCGCGCGGCGCTACGTTCGCATGGAACGCTTCTTTTTCCCGCCGAAGCACGGAAGGCGCGAAACAGTAATGACACCTATGCGGGCAACCGGTATAAATGTTAACGCAAAGATCTCCGTATTCCTTCGCCCGACCTTTTGGTTCATAAATAGGTTTCATAACATGATCTCTCTTTCTTTATCTTTCCACCGGCAGCACGCCCGCGCCATCGTAGGTATCGCGGAAATAGTTATGTACCCCGTCGCCCGAGAACCACAGATATTCCGGCCCGATCTCGCGCGGGACGGGCTCGCCGTCTTGTTCGGCATGGTGACGCGTTAAGACGTCGCGCGCGATCTCCGCGATATGGTCATCCACCGGGTTATTTTCGCTATATCCGGCGAACTGTCCCGGCGCGGACACCACGTCCTGCACCGTATCGCCGTAGCCCGCGTCGATTCTGTTCATTACGCACCACATACAGGCCGCGATTTCGTAGTCCGCAAGTCCCCGCGCTTCGCCCCACGCCATCCGCGCAAGCGCCGTTACGTCCGCCTCGGACGGCGTGTAGTCCGGCACGGGTACCGGCTGCATCAGCAGGGACGCGGCAAACAGCGCGGTGAATAGTTTAATCATACTGATCTAACCCACTTTATTTTTGATGATGTATCTATATTTTTTCGTCCGGGACGGCAATCCCTGCTGTTCTCTCGCGTTTTAGACACCTCGAACCATCCGTCTGCGCGATATACCGTACCTTCATGCCCTTGCCCGGTTGAGGAATACGCAATCAGCCCGTGTATTCTTGGGTAGCTTTTTCGGATATATTTTCGCGCCATTGCAAGACATCTTGATTCTATGTATGGCTCCGTGTCATCAATAAAATGCATCCTTGTTAATGTTAATGTGCGGTCGTTGTTTTGCTTCGTCGATGTATTTCTTCCCCACATCATTGCGCCTATTTTATTACCCGCATCGTCCACGAAAAACAGCCGTATTACTGCCCCAGCAGGGGTAGAATGCAAATAATGATGTGTAGTAAGCCAATCATCTACAGCTACGGAATGGCAAACCTGTAAATGTATCACCGCCTGCACCTCCACGCGACACTCGCCGCCACACAACTTCTTTTAATCATTCCGCGTAATTCCACATACAACATATGCGGCTCTAAGTGCTGCCGGGTTCCTTAAACGCTGCCATGCTTTGACGCTTGGCGCCCATCGAAACCCCCGGCCTTTCAATTTTTCGATTACTTCTTCCCCTTGCCGTTCATCAAATCGAATCAGCACCCTGTTTGTATCGGGATCACTTTCAATTTCCCCGCCATCAAATTTGATGATTTCCGCAGGCATCTTGTCAACTGATTCCAGCTTTTTGATTCGCGCTTCCGCAGCCTTTATTCGTTGGTTGATGCTTGTCAGTTCATATGACGGAAATGGAGCTGTCTCCCAAGAATAGCCGTCTTTCACCGCCTGATCCAGCCTCGCGGCTTCTTCATCCGCGAGCCCGTCCATCCCTACGCACGTCTTATGCTTGCGATAATACTTGTTAATGGCTTTCATCCGTTCCTGCTGTTTTCGCAAACAGTCTACTTTATTTTGAAGCTTCATTGGCGCGTCAGGATCGTCTGATGAAATAGATGTATTATTCTCAGCGGTTTCGGCGCGCTCATCGTAATAGTCCGCTTTTTTGTCCGCTTCAATTGATTTTTTCATCAAATTCATGCTTCGCTCTCGCAGTCTTGGCAGTGCCGGACGGCCTACAATGTTTGGCTGCCCTAAAGGAATATTTTTTACTAAATCATGACTACGTTGATATGCAGCATTTGAATCGCTGCGTGCCTTGTCTGCGGCTGTTTGCAGGCGTTCAATTCGTGCCTGCCGTCTTTCTTCATAATCAGTTCTTCCTGGCATCTTGATTTCCTCCGCTATTTTTAATGCATCTAAGTGTGACAACACACGCTATGCCGCCGCACAGGATAATCGGCACGAGCAGCGCGGACTGCGCCGCCGCCACGCACAGCATCGTTACCGCTGCCACGCCTGCCGCGTACCCGCCGACGACCGCCGCCGCGCGCGCGGCGCGACGTACACGGCGGCGCGCCTGCGGCGTTACCATGATGTTCACGCCGTGGGCCGATGCGGCGATAGGTTTTAAACTCCGCGTCATACTGCACCATCCAAATTGATTTCTCCACATTCCCCGACACGATGAAACATGTTTGCCTGTACAATCAGCTCGGGCGTAAACAACGCTGCTTTAAAATCATCTGACACTTTCGGGGAACATTTCACAGCGCGCATAATGTGATATAGCAGCTGCCGCGAGATACGGTCGTCGATTTTGACATCCAAGCTACCGCACCATAACGGCCAGCAAGAATAGTCAAGGTCGGCACCGCATAGGTCGGCACCGCATAGGTCGGCACCGCGCAGGTCGGCATCGTACAGGTCGGCACCGCGCAGGTCGGCATCGCGCAGGTTGGCACGTTTACCACCGTCTTCATCGTTCAACCACTTTTTGTGAAGGTCTAAAATTTTATTTAATTCATTTTGTGTCATACCGCACCCCCATCTATTACGACAGGCGCAAACCCGTACATGGCCGCCGCAAGATTGAAGTACCTGGCGTATTCCTGCACAATTTCATTAGCGTCATGATTTTTGGCTATTTCCTGCCATTTGTCGCGCCACGTATCTACGCTGTGATTTTGGCAGCCGATCTGGATATAGTAAATGCCATCGCGATTGTCTGATATGTTGAAATAATATCTGGACCCCCGTATTTGCAATGGGGATGTATGCCATTCGCCGTCATAGACGGTGCCGTCATAGATGGTGCCGCCATCGATGGTGCCGCCACAGATGATGCCGCCATCGATGATGCCGCCACAGATGGTGCCACCATGGATGGTGCCGCCACAGATGATGCCGCCATGGATGGCGCCGCCCAATGCCCTGGCGTTCGGATATACCCAGCCTGTCCCGTCCTGTTTTAGATAATCTTCCGACGCAATATATCCGCCTAAATCGCCGGTATTGACATCGTGTTCCGGCATATCTATCAATGCCCGGATGCGATATAATGTTTTGCCATCATATTCAATTGTGTCGTTTTGCAACAATTCGTATCGCTTCATACTGCACTCCTTTCTTGCTACATACTGCCCGTAGCTCATTCCGGCCTCCCGCGCTTCATAGGACAGCCGCGCCGCGGCTTCCTGACTTGTCTCCCGCCTGACGCGCTTCGGCTTGTCCGGTTGCTTGTGCGGCTGAACGTGCGTCTGACTGATCGCGCGGTAGCAGTTCGTTTTTTCAATCATGCGACGCCTCCGGCAATGATCGAAACATATTTTTCCCCAGCTCACGCAGGTCTTTTTTTAAACCTTCCGGTAGCATATCAAGTTCCTGCACTTCCACTACACGATTACGGTACGACCGCATGAAATTACTGGCTACAACGCTTCCCAATGAGTCAATGTCCATCATCGCCCATTCCCGCAGTTGATTTGGTGTGACAACGATACGTCTAAGAAGTTCAGGGAGCTTTTCAAATTCTTCGTCCGAATGGTAGAGACTGTTTCGTACTGCCTTCAAAACCGTTTCCCAAGCCTCAAATTCACTCATTCGGTCTGGGTATTTCATTTTTACCAGCTTGTTTTTTACTTTTCCCACAGTCGGAGGATAGCCGTCAACTTGCGTTGCGATTAAAGCTTTGACTGCCGAAAGCACATTTGCGACATCTTCATCGGCAAACATTTCCGTCCACAAATTGACGGCAGCAAAAGCATCATCTTCCACAAGACCGCGATAATACGCAGGAAAAGCTGCCTGTAGAATTGCCATAACCATCCCGGTTTCGCGTTTATTCATCAAGCTTTCCCTCCTTCACAAGTTGCGCAAATACATTACCCGCCTCTTTTTTGAGCCCATCTATCTGTGTTTCGTTTTCCCATTCCCCGCGATTAAGCCAGGTGGCGGGATAGGGTATATATTGCCCACCATCCTTTTGCCATTGCGCAGACTGCTTCTGTGCTTCGATGGCAGGGATAATACGCGGGTATGCCGATTTTGGCACTTTCACAAAAGCTTTCCGTGCGGCCGCTTTCCCAACCTTGCGGGGATAGGCTTCCCAAAAGATTTCAAACGGGGTAGACTTCCCCTTGGGGGGACTAGAGGGGGGAGTACTATCGTACTCTAACTCTCTCTCTATCTCATTCTCTTTCTCCCCCTCTACCTCTTTCTCCTTCCCGGCTTGTTTTTCTTTTGTTTCGGTTTTGTTGTTGCTTTGTTTTACGTTTGATTTTGTTTTGGTTTTACCTTGTCTTGACATTGCTTTTCGTATGCCGGCTTTTGGTTGAGACTTCACCAAGTCGAAGCTAGCCGCCGGACCCACATCTAATTATGCTCCCACTTCACCCACAGCCGACCACGAC